GCTGACGGAATCGTCATGGCGCCAAGGCGCTGGTACGCACTGCAAGCTGGTGTTGATGGCGGCGGTCGCCCGCTGGTTGTTCCTACTGCTCAAGCAATGAACGCATTCGGTACTGCCGGTGCGCCTGCTGCTGAAGGTTCGGTTGGCAACATCCTCGGACTGCCTGTTTACATTGATCCAAACATCAGTCTCACGACTGGCGCTTCGACCAATCAGGACATCATCATCATTTCGCGTTTCGCTGACGCTTACCTTTTCGAAGGTACGCCGAAGGCTGAAGTATTCCGCGAAACACTCTCGGCTGAAGCGACTGTTCGTTTCCGCCTTTACAACTTCGTTGCGTTCACTGCTGAACGCTACGTCGGTGTGAACACGTCGATCGTGTCCGGTACGGGCTTGGTCTCACCTTCGTTCTAGTCAGGACGTAGGACTGCGGCGCCCTGATTGCCACTACGTGGCGTGGGCTCAGGCAGGGTTTGATTCCCTGCCGCCGCTTGAAACAAGATTTAAAGGAGTTGGCTATGAGCCAGCAACAAATTGCAGCGCTAATTCGTGAACGCGCCAGCCTCGAGGCCCGCGGCTTACCTGATCGCGTTAAGCAAGTTGATGAGCAGCTGCGACTACTTGGAGCTAAAGGTGTGACGCCCGCAAAGCGTGCTGAGAAGCGCGTGCCTAACAAGGCGCGTAAGTAATGGCAACGGGTGACCTTTGCACGCTTGCCGAGGCCAGGGCGTTCCTTGAACTGCCTGTTGCTGACACGGCGCGCGACTCGCTGATCACAACGACGATCGCTGCGGTCAGTAAAGCAATTCAGCAGTACACGCAACGCGAGCTTTACCCTGTCGGCACGGCAACGCGCGTATTCAAGTTGCCGCTCGGTCACTACACGCTGTTGCTGACGCCTTACGACCTGCGCTCGGTTACAACGCTGACGTTTCATGCTGACGAAACAGCACTCGTTCTTGATGCCGCGGATTATCAAACACAACCAATACTGAATCCTGACGGCATGTTTTCAGCAATCCAGTTCAGCAATCGACTAGCGAACCTGCGAAACAGCAACTCATGCCGGTACTTTGGTTACTCAAGGGTCACAATCCTCGGCACGTGGGGGCCGGCCGCGATTCCTGTTGACGTGAAGCAAGCTTGCGTGATTGCGGTTGCCGCTGCGATGCGCCGCGATGTTGTAAACCTTGACCTTGGTGATGTGCTTAGCGATCCGCGTGAGCTTGGGCCCGATCGCCCAACGAATTATGCGCTGCCGGCCGCTGCACTTAGGTTGTTGAGTCCTTACCGGCGTGTTGGACTGCTGTGAGCTACCAAAGCACTGCGCCACTCATGAAAGCCGCGTTGTTGACCGCTCTGACGGCGCGTGCGGGCTTGTCAGGCGTCACGGTGAGCTACGGAGCCCCAACGCAAGGGCCACGTGAGTTTATTGCGCTAAGCGACATTAGTGGCACGCAGGAGTTCGCAATGCTCGGCAAGTTGCGTAAGGACGAAACGTACACGTTGAGCGTGTATTGCTCAGTGCTTCGTGAGGGGAACATGCAACAGACTTGCACTGAGCGCTGTTTTGAACTTGCCGCTGAGATTGAGGATGAATTGCGTACTAATCCGACGGTCACTAGCACCGTGAGGGTGGCGCAGTTGAGTACTCCGTTTTCGCTTGAAGAATTTGCGTCGGATCAGGCGCGTCAATCAATCCTCACGCTCGGCGTTGAGGCAACAGAAAGAATCTAATGCCGCACGTAACTTACGAAGGGCCGCATACCGCGGTGCAAATCACTCTTGAGGCCAGCGTCGTTGAATGCGATCGCGGCGCAAGTATCGACGTTCCCAAGAAGGTTGCTGATGACCTTGTTGCTGGCGGCGATTGGAAGCTTGCGAAGGCCGCAAAGTCCACATCTAAAAAGCCCGTTGAGGGCAAGGAGTAATAATGGCTATTCGTTCAGGTCTTGCAGCACAACTAGGTCTTGCCGCTGAAACTACTTGGGGTACGGCTGCAACGCCGAATCGCTGGTTTGAGTTCACGGATGAGAGCCTTGCCCTAACTATTGAGCGCATTGAGTCCGAGGGACTTCGCGCTTCTAACCGTGTCCTTCGTTCTGATCGTTACGCGGTTGGTAACAAGGCCGTTGAGGGCTCGTTTAGTCTTGACGTTACGGCTGAGAACTCAGGGTTGCTGTTCAAGCACGCGCTGGGTTCTAACGCGTCGGTTAACACGTCAGGAACGGTTTACACGCACTCCGCAACGCTCGGTGACCCGTACTCGTTGGGATTGACCGCGGAGGTTGGTCGCCCTGGTAACGACGGCACCGTTCGTGCGTTCACGTACTCAGGTTGCAAGGTTCAGGAAATGACGCTGAGCAACTCCGCAAATGAGCTGCTGAAGGGTGAGTTCGCGCTTGTTGGTAAGGATGAGGCTACTGGCACGATCACTGCCGCTAGTTATCCCGCATCGCAGGAGCTTTTGAGCTTCGCTGGCGCAACGATCACGCTTGCCGGCGTTGCGTATGAGTGCAAGGACATCAGTATCAACGTGAATAACAACCTTGATACTGACCGCCGTATTCTCGGTGCGCAAACCATCAATGAGCCTATTTCGGCTTCGATGGTTGAAGTCACTGGTGACATTACCGCTGAGTTCAAGGACCTCACCGCTTACGCACGGATTACGGGAGCAACACATGCCTCGTTGACTGCTGCTTGGGTTGGCTCGAGCATTACGGGCACGTATAAGCGTGGCGTGACTGTCACGATGCCTGTCTGCCGGTTTGATGGTGACACACCTAACGTTGGTGGTCCTGGCATCGTTGAACAGAAGCTGACGTTCAAGGCTCTGTATGACGGTACGCAGCAGCCTATTACGATCGCAACAGTAAACACTGACACCGCGGCGTAATGGCAGATCAGCTGGTCGTTGTTGAGAACTTCACTCAGTGGCGTAAGGCTGTTAAGGAGCTGGATGCCGGCCTTGACAAAGAGCTCAAGGCCGGCCTGAAGGCCATTGGTTCGAAGGTCACGACTAAAGCGCAAGCTGAGGCGGGCGCTAAGGGTCTTGTGAAGACCGGCGAGCTGATACGCAAGATCAGTCCAAGCGTCACGCAAAAGGGTGTGGCGATTGTCAGTAAGGCGAAGCGGCCCGCGTCAAGTGGCACTCGCAAAAGCCGTTATGCAGGTAAGCCGTTTCCATATCCAATGGTTTACGAGTACGGAGGCCGCGGCGGATCGGGTAGCCGCGCTTTCTTGGCGCCCGCAGTTCAGAAAAGCAGTCAGCTCATCATGAGTGAGCTGGAGAAAGTCATTGAGACAACCGCCAGCAAAGCTGGCTTTCACTAGGGGGAAACAATGGACATTAAGTGCCCTGCAGGAACGTTTACGGTGCCCGAGGAGTTCACGTTGCGTGAGATGCGCAGCATCAAGACTCTGACCGGTTTGTTGCCTGGTCAAATTGAAGAAGCGCTTGAGCAAGGCGACCTGGACATTGTGTTGGCGTTGGTGATCATTAGTGCTGCTAGGGCGGGTAACACGCTCACCGAGCAAACAGTGCTTGATTGGACATTGAGCGAGATTGACTTTGTTGATGAGCCCGTTGTGAAGTCGAAGAAAAAGGTTGAGGACCCTACGCCTGCCTGACCGCTCGTCACCTTTGGACACCGACTTTGGCTCGCGTGTTTGGGGTCAGGCCGTGGGAGATGGATGACTTGTTGCTTAGTGAGCTGAACGCTATGGCTGAGGACTTGAAACGGATTGGGAAGGAACGCAATGGCTAAGACGCTTCAAGTGAAGGCAGACATCATTGCGGACACAGCTAGCTATGTAGCTGGTGTGAAGCGGGCGACGGCCGCAACAGATAAGTTTGGGCGGGCGACTAGGAAGGCTGGCTCAAAGAACGCATTTAAGGGCATTGGCCGCTCGGCTATCGCTGCCACTGCGGGTGTTGTGTCCTTGTATGGCGCGTATTCGCAGGGCAAGAAGGCTATTGACGCGACAACAAAGCTTGCTAAGGGCACGTTACAGCTGCAGCGAGTAACGAACCTCAGTGCGCGGGATGCGTCTCGGTTTGCGGCTGTGTTGCAGGAGCGTGGCATTGAAGCAAATAAGGCTTCAGTGTCTTTCACCGCGTTGTCCAAGCAAATAGTTGCTGCGCAGGGCGGGACCGTTAAGGCCGCTGATGCGTTTAAGAAGCTTGGTGTGTCGCAGCAACTGATTAAGAAGGGTGATACTCAGGCAGTGCTGTTGAAGGCTGCTGATGGCTTGAGCAAGATGGGTGCTGGGGCTCAGCGCACCGCCCTAGCTGCGCAGCTCTTTGGTAAGGGTTACAAGGATCTGTTGCCGTTGTTGCTGCTGGGTTCTAAGGGCATTAGTGAACAAACTGCTTTGGCTGGAAAGTTGGGCGCCGAATTTAGTGGCAGTAGCTTGAGTAGTGCGAAGCAGTACATTGCTGCTCAACGCGAAATGAAAACCACGACTCTGGGGTTGCGAGTCGCGTTGGGTACGGCACTTATGCCGGCGCTCACAACCGCGATGCATGCGATTACAGGTTTTGTTCTTGGCGTTCGTGACGGCACGGGTGCTGGCGGTGTGTTCCGCGACAACATTAAGGGCATTGGAATTGCGCTTGCCGGTCTTGGTGCTGTGCTTGCCGCGGGTAAGATTGCGGGCTCGTTGACTAGCATTGGGAGCTTGCTAGCTAGCGTGTTTAGCAATCCTTATACTGCTGCGATTGCTGCGGTTGCTATTGGAATTGCTGCCATTGGCACGGCGTTCTATTTGGCTTACACGCGCAGCAAGTCGTTGCAGAAGCTTGTTGCTGAGATTGGTGCGACTGTTGGCCCGATCTTTAAGACCGTTGGTGACGAGGCGAAGCGTGAGTTGCCAGGGGCTCTTGCTGCCGCTGGCCGTGTTGCCCGCTCGATGACACGGTTGTTTGTTGCTTTGAAGCCGGTTATTGTGCCGATCTTTAAAGCCATTGCGGCTGTTGCGTCAACTAACTTGCGGGGTATTGGGCCGGTCTTGAACTTTGTGTCTAAGCGCATCAATGCTCTTACTCAAACCACTAAGGTTTTGCTTCGTAGTTCCAGCTCGGCGTTTAAGGGTGTTGCGTCTGCGGCGTCAAAGATGAGTAACATGATTGGTTCGGCGTTTAATGCAATTAAGGCCGCGGTGAGTCGTGTTTTGAGTGCTGTTCGCGGCACGGTTAGTGCGTTTCGTAGTGTTGGCCGCGACATTGTGAACGGTTTGGCTTCTGGTATCCGAGGCGCGGCTGGGACTGCTATTCAAGCTGCTCAGGACCTTGCTAATGCGTTGCCTAAGTGGGCTCGTAAGGTGTTGGGGATTAGTAGTCCGTCGAAGGTGTTTGCGGAGATTGGTCGCAATGCTGGTCGAGGTCTTGTTGTTGGTTTGATGGCTACGTTGCCTGCGGTAAGGGCAGCTGGGGTTGCCGTGGCTAATGCCGCATCGTTTGGTGTTGGGGATGAACTGGCGGTCGGGACTGCGCAACGCAATGCGGGAATGGCTAGGACGAAGGGTGGCAAGAGAAGGACTGCGGCGACGTTGCGTAACGCGGAACGCACGCAAAGGTTTAATGAGGCTAAGGGCACGCTACAGACGTTTATTAACAGTCTCGTTGACAAGATTAAGTCCGCGAAACTTGCGGAGATCATGGCGCCGGTCGATAAGGCTCGTAATAAGCGTGCAGCTGATGAGTACGCGTCGTCAAAGGTGTCGTTGACTACACAAATTGCGCGTGCTCAGGCTGACGCGAACAATCCAAAGGCTCAGGAGCGTTATCAGCGTGAGGCGGCACGCCTTGATGCTCGTATTCAGGCAGCACGCGCGGCTGGCAACCTTGAGGCCGAGGATGCGTTGCAGTCTGAGAAGGATGCGCTTGATGCTCGTTACGGGCCGGCTTACTTGACGGGCTTGCAGGATCAGTTGGCGCAGCTTAATGAGAACGAAATTGAGCGCACCAGTGAGGCGGCGGCTACGGCGTTTGCGGAAACGTTTAGGAAGGGCTTTGATTCGGCGCTTACTCAGTTGCTAAATGGTGGCACCGTTGAGCAGTTCTTTAAGCGCATTGGTCAGACCCTTGGGGGCAGTGGTGTAGCACCTGGTGACACTAAGGACATTAGTGGTGGTGCTGGTACGGCTGCTGGGACAATCGCGCCTTCTGGTTGGGCAAGCCGGTTTAGTCGATACTTCAAGAACAAACCCAAGGGGTCGTTTGCGGCAAGTGCGATTGGTGCGACGATCGGTGCAAGTCAGGCCGCGGTTTATGCGCATCGTAGGAGCGCGCCAGCTGGGTACAAGATTCAAAACAAGGCGTCGGGCGGACTCTTAACACCAGGGGCACTTACGCTTGTTGGTGAAACGGGGCCTGAGCTGATTGTTGGTGGGAAGGTCAATAGTGCTACGCGCACTAGTCGAATGGGTGGTGGTGTTGCGGGCATGAACATTACGATCAACGCGCACGGCGCGGCTGCTAATGATCCTGTGCTACTTGCCCGTGAGCTTGGTTGGCAGCTCGCTACTCGATGATTAGTGCGATTACGTTTACTCCGTCTGGTGGGTCACCGTTGACGTTGCATTCAACGTCTATTGGTAGCACGGCTGTTGTGACGCGTGCTGAGGGGTTACAGGGCGCACCACCAGTGCGGGATGTCCAAACGGTTAAGGGGCAGCAGTCAGGCGCTTACATTCGCTCTAAGTACTTTGCTCAACGAACCATTACGCTTGAAGGTGAGGTCATCGGGTCAACGATCGAGACGACTTTTGACACGTATGATGCGCTTGCTAAGGCGTTTGTGTCGAGTGTGAGTACGGCCGGCACTTTGAAGTGGACGCGCGATACGGCTGGGCAGGCGTTGCAGTCCACGTGTCAGTTGTCAAACCTTGCTCCCTTGGTGCTGGTTGATGGTGGCAACATGCTGCAGTATCAGGTCACGTTTGTTGCTGGTGACCCCCGCGTTTATGATCAGTCGGAGACGACGGGTACGGGGAGTGTTGTGACGGTGCCTGCGACTGGTGCGACGTGTTCGTTTACGAACAGTGGGTCAATTCCTACGCCGCCTAAGATCAGGATTTATGGCGGCATTGTCGCGCCGGTTGTGCGGTTGACGACGGGTGCTGGGTTGACGTTCACTAGCACCGTGAATAACGGGGATTATCTTGAGGTTGATGTGCAGGCCAGGACGGTTAAGACGAATGGTACGACGAACGCGTTGAGTGGGTTGAATGCGGCTGTGTCTGATTGGTTTGAGTTGCCGACTGGTACTAGCACTGTGAAGTTGACGGGCTCGAGTATTACGGGTAGTCCGAGGGTTGATTTGATCTATCGCTCTGCGTGGGCGTGAGGAGGTTTTAGATGGCTGACAATGTGGCGATTACTGCGGGTACTGGTACGTCGATTGCGACGGATCAGAACGGTTCGGATCATGTTCAGATTATGAAGGTGACGTATGGGGCTGATGGGTCGTTTACGTTGGTTTCGCCATCGAATCCGTTTCCTGTGTCGGTCACGTCGGCTATTACGACGGTGACGGATGGTCGCAAGGTTGTGACGACGGCTGGCACTCGGGTTGCTTTGGCTGCTTCGACGGCTTGTAAGGAAGTGGTTATTACGGCTGAGACTGATAACACGGGCTATGTGGTTGTTGGTGCTGCGGCGACGGTGATCGCAGCGTTGGCTACGAGGACGGGTATTCCTCTTTATGCTGGTGATTCGGTCACGATTCAGACAGATAACCTTGCTGACATTGGTTTGGATTCGGCTGTGTCTGGTGATGGTGTGACGTTTATGGCGTTCGCGTAATGGCGTTGGTTACGAGGGCGGATAGGTACAGGGTTCTTGGGTTTCATTCCTTGTCAACTAACTTTGTGACGTCGGCTACTCATACGACGTTTCAGGATGAGGGTCTCACCGCGTCGGTGACGTATCAAGGCAATCGGTATTTGCGCGTGTCTTGGAATGGTGGCGTTTATGCTGGTGCTGGCGCGCAGAGAGTAACGATCAAGTTGTTGCGCGGGTCAACAACGTTGTTTACTTGGGTTTCGCCAACGGTTGTGAACACATTGGTGACTGAGGCTTACGGGTTTGCGTGCGTGTTTGCGGGACCTGCGACTGGCGCTACGGAAACGTTTAAGTTGCAGATCGCAGCATTAACGTCTAATACGGCGGTGCAGTCGTCGGGTTCGGGTAGTCCTCGCACATTGCTTATTGAGGACCTTGGGCCGCAGTAGGTAACTCATGAGCCTGCTGCTACTACTTCAGCACGA